CCCAACACAACGACTGAATACGTCCGCGTCAATGTTACTTTCGGCATTACCAACGAGCCCACGCTTACTAGCAGCGTCGATAACGCTCGTGGCGCGATTGTCATCCGCATTTTCACGGAGAAAGGACGCGGTCCTGCCCGTAACCAAACCCTGCTGACCACCGCCGTCAACGTGCTGGAAACACTCAACGACACGGCGAAGACCACCAGCGGCGTGTTCTTCCGCGTTGGCGAAATCAACGGCCCAACATTTTCCGCTACCGAAGACGCACCGCACTTTGTCGGGCGGATTGATACTTCCTATGTGGCAACTGTCTTGTCCTAGGTAGTGTTTAGTAACAAGCGCTAACCTGTATTAAGCCGGGCAGTGCCCGCCCACAACGTCATCTTCGGTAAGCCAATGGCCACCACCGTACTGTCCGGCACGTCCGGCGCCCTCTACTACAAACCCGCTGGAACCACCGGTACGTTCGGTGAGTCCAATGTCAGCGTTGCGAACGACGAAATCACCGTCGCTCCTTACCTGAACTTCAAGATCGGTGACCCCGTTCAGTTCAGCGTCGTGAACAGCCAAACCGGCGGTTCCGGCACCGGCACCCTGCCCGCAGGCATCAGCCCTGCCACCACCTACTACGTCATCGCTTACGCGGCGGCAACTGGTGTGATGCAAGTGTCCGCCACTCTCGGCGGTTCCACCATCACCATCACCGACGATGGCACCGCAGCTGCTCCCAACGAATTCCAGGTTGCCTACGCTTCCTTCGCCGTTGTTGGCCAAGTCCGCGACTGGAGCTTCGAGATCAGCCGCGCTGAAATCGACGTGACCACCATTGGTCAGACCCCTGGCCAATACGTGCCTTTCCGCAGCTACATCTCCGGCTTCGGCGATGGCACCGGCACCGCAACGGTCTACATGACCAACGAGGACGCCGCCCTCTCCAACCGGATGATCGAAGACGTGCTCCAGCGTCAGCAGACCGGCGCCGCCTTCAAGCTCTACACCGATCAGGTGTTCAGCGGTGGCACCCTGAACGAGAGCCTGAGCCGCTCGATCGAGTTCGATGCAGTGCTGACTTCCGCCAGCCTGAACATCAACCCCGACGACGCCCAGTCCGTTACTGTCAACTTCCGTCCTTCCGGCACCCCGACGTTCGACTTCAGCACTTCTGCTTGATAGTCTGCCTACAGGGGACGAGCCCCGGCGAAAGCCGGGGTTTTTTATTGCTTCTAGTCCGCTACAGTAGAACAAACCTCAAGTGGTTATGCCAGTTCCAGTCCGCGCCATTGACCGCCTCAAGAAAGCGGCCAACTTGGAGCCCGTCAAGAAAGTTGTCCCATTGTCTGATGGCAGCGAATTTGAGATGTGGGTCACCCCACTGACTGCCGCCGAACGCGAACGCGCTCAAAAGCAGGCCAAGTCCGACGACGCCAACGCCTTCGCACTCCAACTGCTCATCGCCAAGGCTCTCGACGAAAGCGGCACCAAGCTGTTTGCCGCCGGTGAGATCGATGTCCTCAAAAACGAAGTCAAGGACAAGGATCTCCAAGCCTTGATGCTGGCAGTCATCACCGACGACGCCGAACCGATCGACCCAAAAGCCTGAGCGCGGAACTTCGCAAAGACAGCTGGCTCATGCTCCAATTTGGCGTTGCCAAGGAGCTAGGTCTAACTCTTAGCGAAGTACGCAACCGCATGACAGCCGAAGAGCTAATCGGCTGGAGCGCCTACTTCCAGATCCTCAACGAGGACCAAGAAAAGGCACTGGAAAAAGCCAAACGCCGCCGCTAGTCGGCGGTTTTTTATGCGATTAGACTGTTTGGAACGGTAGGCGCAGCGGACCTTGGCCAACACGTATACCCAGGCCATTGAGATTCGGCTCAAGGTTGAGCAGCTTAATCGGGAGCTGCGCCAAATTGAAGATCGTCTTAAAAAGATACAGCAGGTAAATGTAAAAATTACCAGCGTTCAAGCTGCTGCTACTGAAGCTAAAAAACTTCAAGACAACGTACAAAAAGGTATTTCAGCGGTCAAAAAACTTGAGCAAGGTTTCAGATCTGTACTAACGTCAGCCCTCTTGATGACAGGGCTGTTTGATAAGCAGCTTGGGTCCCTTGAGAAAGAACTCAAGGTGATGAAAAATATAAGTACGTACTTTAAAAATTATGCTGCCGGGCTAGATGCAAATGTCCGATCACTAAACTCTATAGACCGCGCTCTACGGGGTGTTGATAACGCTTGGGGCAAAATTACATACAACGTCGAGGTGTACGAGCGTCTTGCAAAACGTCAAGTCGAGCTAGAAAAAACCCGGGCTGTCATTCTTCGCCGCCAAGCAGACGCTTTACGTAGTCAGCGAGCTGAGCAAGAAGCCATATACAACAAAGCAAGAAGAAACGTCCGCATTAGCCAAGAAAGTAGAGGTGGATCAGGATTTAGGGAGTTTAGTGAGGCCGCCGGTGGCGCAGTCCGCCGTCGCGTAGAAGCAGACAGACGAGCGCAACGTGCAGCAATTGAAGACATCGAAAAGCTGAGAGAGACTAAAGCTTTAAATAGTTACAACACAGCCCAACGACGTAAAAGATTTTTAGCAAAGCAGGATCAGGCCAACATTGACGAATACTTCCGTGCGGAAAATAAACGAATCAAACGTATTGAAAACGCAGAAAAAGCTGCGGCGCAGCGTTCGGCAAAATTCCGAGAAAACCTTTTGCTGGGCGCAGGCTTCCCGCTGCTATTTGGCGGTGGAGCTGGTGCCGTCGGCGGCGGTCTCTTAGGTTCGCTATTTGGCGATGGCTTTGGCGGTCAGATCTTCTTAAGTGCCCTTGGTACTCAGCTAGATCAACTATCTCTTTTTACTCAAAACCTTGCTAAAGCCTTCCGTGAAGGAGGCGATGCCGCAGGATTCCTAGAACAGACTCTGGGATACCTTGATCCCACTACAAAACGTTTAATTGGAAATTTACAGGAATCGGGTCAGACAGCTGCTGCTGCGGCTGAAGCCCAGCGTGTACTGGCAGATCAAATCGGCGTAGCTGGTGCCAATGCCTTACGTCGTGCCGGCGAGGAGAGTGATCAATACTCTCGTTCGATTAAGAAACTAGCTCTTGAATTCTATGGAGCAGCCTTGGCTGCTAGCCAGTTTTTCCAGAGCCTGCGTGGAGATTTTGGCCGCATTCCCGGTGTTGCTGCTCCGGTGCAAGAAGAGCCGACTACCCAAGCAGCTCAAGAACGGCTTGCAGAACTGCAAAGGGGTAATGCGCTTCTACAAGAACAAACAAAACTAAGTGGTATTAGCCGCAAAAATGACGCAGAAGGATTTGCCGCACAGCAGAAACGAATTGCACGGCAGGAGTATGACAACGAGCTTGCCAGAATAAAACTGGACTTAGATGAGAAAAAGATCACACTTGCAGAACGAGCGGAACGTAAGACCGCAGCAAAACTCAGATTTGATTCCGCCATAAATGCAGCAAATCGTCAATTAACTGAAGCCCAGCAAAGGCAAGCAGACATAGCTGCACGTGAAGCCGAGCAGGCAGCCAAACGGTTACAGCAAGAACAGCTGAAACTAAGTACGCTCCAAGCGCAGGTAGACGCATCTAATAAGATTGCCGTTCTAAATACCCAAATTACGGCTGCAAAAGCTGAAGAACTTAACGACGAAGTTTTTCGTCTAAATAATTTAAAAGTCCAAGCTGAACTTGAGGGTGAAATAGCACAAATTAAAGCCCAAAAACTACCTGCAGCCCAAGAAATTTTACGAATAGTTTTAGCAGAGAATAAAGCAAATGACAGCCTGCTGCAACTTGACTTAGAGCGTGCGCTACTTCTGCGTGAAAGACAGAAAGCTTTTAACGACATGTTTGCGAACTTAGAGTATGAAGTTGAGTATGAAAAGGCTATTACCCGCGAACAGCGAGAGCAGCTGGAGCTTTCGGAGCGGTTACGTAAAGCCCAAAAGCAAGGGTTTACAGCTGAAGAACTAGATACATTGTCCGGAAAAATTAAGGAGCAGCAAAAGCAGGACCGCCCACTGCAGAGTTTTATCACCGACGCCGAACGGGAATTAAACGACCTAGAGAAAGTTGCCGTAAACGTTTCTCAAGGCATTGGCAATGCCATTGCCAACTCAATGAGTCAAGGGATTGTCGGTCTGATGGAAGGCACCAAGGATGCCCAACAAGTATTCGCCGACTTCCTCAAGAGCGTCGGGGACATTCTTATTCAAGAAGGCACCCGCATGATTGCGATGTATATCGCCATCGGCATCGCCAAAGCGTTTGCGGGCTTGGGTGGAAAAGGCGGTGGTGCAGAAACCAATGCCGAATTTATGGAACGAACGGGCAATTTAGACCTTGTTGGCGATTTGTATAAAGGCAACGTACAAGCTCCCAATATGTTTGCCGACGGGGGTTTTGTCACCGGCCCGACCAGCGCTGTTGTCGGCGAAGGCGGCGAGCCGGAGTACATCATTCCGGCCAGCAAGATGCGTGGCGCCATGAATCGTTATGCAGCTGGCGCCCGTGGTTCCAGTGTCATCCCTGGAAGCGGCGACCAGGCCGGGGGCGAAATGGGCGGCGGCACTGCAGTGGCTACACCCATCGACGTTCGCTACACCGTGGAGCGCATCAACAGCGTGGATTACGTCACCGCCGATCAGTTCCGTAGTGGAATGCAGCAAGCGGCAGAGCAAGGCGCCCGCCGAGGCGAACAGCGCACCCTT